ATTTAGAACCGGGATTTGCTCTTCTATAGGCAGCGACACCGGCTCGTGTCATACCTGCTCCAGACTTTGTAGATCTGAAATTCTTCTTGTTTCTTGCTGGCATNTTATCTTGTNTTCTCATTATGCTGTCTTCTTTTTCTTTGCAAATGTTGCAGCTCTACTAGGTGTTGGTCCTGTATTTGATTTAGCTTGTTTTCTTGCTACGGCACCCGCACGCTGCCCTTTGGACATCGCTCTTGCTTTTGCAATAGGCACGCATTTTGGATAATTTTTTCTTTTTTCGCCACCACTTCTTCCACACTTCGGGTATGAGCCATCCGATTTTTTGTTTGCAATATCGACCCAGTTCTCCTTTACCCATGATCTTAAACCACCCTTTGAAAAGTGCGTACGCATTACGAATTCTTTCCGTAAGCATTTCCTTTACCTTTAGTGGCTAATTTACATGTTGATCCACCCATTCCATACATTGTTCTTTGCATCATTCCACCACCCATAGCTTTTTTTCTTCCGCCTGGTTTGATTTTACCTGAACATACTCCTGATGCATACATATTAGCATACGCTGATGGATACACTTTAAATTTTCGCTTCGCTGCGGCTTTACCTTTTGGACATAGTTTTGCCATTATCTACTACTTTTTCTTTTTGTTGAAACTTTACTAGGTGCTTTTTGCATAGTTCCTGTTCCTACTATAATTCCTCTTTTACCTTGTTTATCAATAATGTTTTTTTGTTTATTAAAAGGATTTGTACCATCTTTAGCAACTATTCTATTAGGATTAAATTTCATTTTTTTAACAGCTTCTTTTCCTTTTGCCGTTTTAGACATTGCAAGTAAACCTGGGTTTTTACTTCTACTTATAGGTTTAGTTCCTTCTGAATAACCCATTCTACGACCCATCATTCCGCCGCCCATTTTTTTAACTCTAGCTTTGTCTTGTTTTTTAGCTTTAGATTCGTCTATAATTTTTTTAACAGTTTTTAGAACATCTGGTTTTAAACTTCCTAATTTAAATTTTTTTCTCATATTATTTATCTCCTTTAGCTTTTTTAAATAATTTTTTAGATTCTAAATTTCTTTTATTAATATCTTTACCTTTTGAAACTCCAGATTTTGTAACAGGCTCACCTGCTAATTTTTGAGTTGTTTGTCTTAATTTAGTTCTAGCAGGATCAATGTTTTCTTCCATTTTTTGAAAAGAACGTTTCATCCTACCTTTTATTTTTAAAGAAGCTAATTTAACATCATCGACAGCTTTTTTTATTTTTGATTTACCCAAAGCTGGTTTTACACTTTTGATAGTATCATAAGTTTTTTTGCCTGCTTTTACAAAACTAAATACACCCATTATTTTTTTCCTCCGCCGTTTTTAAAAATTTGTGTACCCTTTATACCATAAATGCTTGCAACGACAAGGATCCATAAATTAGTGAACCATTTCGGAAGCTCTGAAAACATCTCAAAGAACAATTTTACCTTGTCCATCGCAGCTGGATCGTCCGATACCACTGCCCAGGCCAGAATTGCTATTGGCAAACTTAAAATTATTAAAACTGCCTCGTCCTTCCAGTCTGATTGTCTAGCCTCAAGGAGTTTTCCTTGGTAAGCTTCTTTACCTTCGGCCATACGAGATGCATGCATAAGCTGTGCATCTGACATAGCTATTTTAGTCTTCTGCTTGTTAGCATAAATTTTACTTCCAGCAGAGACGGCTAGTTTAATTGCCGATAACCACATAATTAGTAAGCCTTAGATTTTCTTTTCTTGTCTGGTCTTACTGCGCCTTGACCTTGTACTTCTTCTTCAGGTCCACCAGTACCAATTAAGTTAAAAGCACCGTCTGCAGTAGTTTTTGATCTAGGATCAATCTCTGTTTCTTGTTCTCCAACCTTAACTTCTTTGATTTTATCAAGTTTTTGCATTTTTTTACTCCTTTTATTAATTATCCTCTACCATAACTTGTGCTTGTTGTACACCAGACTTTGCAAGACTGACTCCAGCACGTAATTTTGCTAAATCTTCGTTTTGTTCCATCTTATTTTCTGCAAGTTCTTGTGCTTGCATCAATTTAGATCTTTGAAGATCTTGATTTGCCTCATCGTTTACTCTTTTTCGTTCGTTTTCCATTGCTCTAAGGTCAACTTCACGTGATTTTAACTTTAACAGAGGATCATTATCAAATTGTGATGTAATTTTCTTTTCTTCCTTCATGTATTCTTCTGTCATTTCAGCAATCAGTATTGCTTTTCTTGATTCAATAGCATTTGTCATTTGTTGTAACTGTGCTTGAACCTGCGGATTTGTTGCTGCCATCTGTTGCATTTGTTGCATCTGCATCATTTGCTCTCTAAACTCTAATTGAATTTGTTCTTGAGCCATAATTGATATGTGTTCAAGAATATTTTTTTGTATTGCAGCCATAATCATAGGATTATTTCTAACCATGTTCGTTGACATAAAGTTTAAGTGTGCAGTTATGTGAGCTCTATGGTCTTGACCAGGAAAAGCTTGAAAAGGTTTGCCTGCCATTGCATTAATGTGTTCCATACTTGGGTCCATCGGTGCTGTTGGCGCCGGTGGTGGTAAAACTGCATCAACATCTTTTACACCAATTGCATTATACATGTTTCTATAGATTTGATACATGTTGTGTAACTGTGGGTTTGATGTTGCAATTTGCAATTGTGTTTGAGCTAAAGTAATTCTTTGCGACATTGAAAAAATATTAGGGTCTGCTACTGGTACAACATCTACTCTATTATCAAAGTCAGATTGTTTAATATTTCTTGCACCACCTACAACATCGTATGGATATTCTGGTGGTAAATATTGTGAAACAATTTTAGATAATAATCTAAATTCATTTTTCATCGCTGCGTAACATCTTTTGTGAATTGCAGACATAACACGTGATCCACGCTCAAGAAGTGCAACTGTTGTTCCAACTGCAGCGCCTTGATTACCATCACCCACTTGCATATCAGCAATAGCCGCGAATCTTTGACCAGCTTGTACTACAATACCAAGTAAGTTTAATAAAGTCTGTGATGGTTCTTTGTAAGGCAGTGGAAAGAATGCATCTCTTAAATTACCACCGGGTGCATCTACATCTTTAAATTCACCTGGTTGTATTGGAGATGCTTCGTCTCTAACTCTAACACCTCTTTGTTTAAATCCTGCTGGCAGGTTTGATAACGTACCTGCATCTAATAATTGACGGAGAGCCGCCGTTGCCGTACGACTCAGTCCGCCAATCATATGAATGAGTCCAAAGCCATAAAATCCTAGTCCTGGCAGAAATTTAAAGTGGACAAAATATTGGATTTTATTTTTCTTTAGATCATCGGGCGCATAGTTTCGTCTGATAGACAAAACTTTCCTATTGCCTTCTTCTACAGTTACTATGTAGGGCAATTTTATTCCAGTTGGTTCACCATCTTCTCCAACTTCTTCAAAACCTTCTAAGTCTAAATTTACATGACACTCTAACAAAGTATACACAGGTTCGTTCTTACCTGTTTTTTTTGTACCATCTAACTCACGTTCTTTTTTATCAAGTTCGTTGTTTGTGTCTGTGCCTGGTGGGCCTAATTCTATATCTCTATAGAAACCATTAACTTGTTGTTTTCTTAATTCGTTTTCAGAAATTTTAACGGTATGAATTACTGCCTCCGCATCGTCTAATGAGGTAGCCGTATACGGGACAATTAATTCATCTGCGGGTACGAACTTAGATACTGCTCGTCCCATTGGTACATCGTAATATACCTTTTTAAAAGTTGATCCAGCTAGTGGTAGATGAAATAACATTGAATCAAATTCTGATTCGTATTCTGTCATTTGATCCATAACTAAATAGTTCATAAAATCTTTAACACGATTCGCTTGTTGTTCTGTTCCAGGATTTTTAACACCAACAACTTGTGTTCTTACAGGTCCATCTGATGGTAATAATTCTTTGTAAGCTTGCGCTTGAAATTGTGTAACAGCTTCTGCAAGAACTGGGTGAGTTGCACCACTAGCTCCTTGAAACGGTTCTGTTCTGTTTTCGTATTTAAAACCTAAAAGATCTAATCCTGTAATGTATGACTGTTCCCATTCTTTTCTGGAAGATTTGTAATCCATATAGTTTTGAGTCATCTCATTACCAATTGGTTCTAAGATATCATCAGGTAAAAGTTCTGCTAAATTATCAAAATGTGATTCTGTTCCAGGTACATTGATTGACCCTGGTTCAAAGTCTAATGTTACACCGCCATCGTCTTCTGGTATAACTTCGATTGGTCCTTGTTCTGCTTCTGCTTCCTGAACAGCAACTTGTTCTTCTTGTATCGCTTCTTCTGAAGGAATCTCAAGTTTAGATCTTGTGTTCGGGAGTCCTTTGTCTATTTCTGCCATATATTACTCCTAGTAGTTTCTAACACGGTTTTTAAGGGATAGCAACCCTTCTGAATCTGGGTTCATTGATGTTCTTTGTGGACCTTTATCTATGCCACCAGACAGTCCTGCAATACCGCCACCTGCTAAAAGTTCATCAGCCGTTCCAAACCCTCTTGATCTAGATCTTTGTAAATTTTTTTCAACTTCTAACGCTTTAACTCTTTCAGCACCAGCTGCTGCTTTTTCCTGTGCTTGTTCTAAAGTCATATCTGTTTTTGGTGTAGGGCCTTCTATAAAACCAAAACCCATAGGCATATCTAAATTTAAATCTTTTAATGCATCTTGTTTAACAACACTTCTTGCTTCTCTTTCTTTAGGTGTAAGTGCAAGAATTCTTTTTGTACCACCAATCATATCACTTCCAATAAACCCAGCCTCTAATGCTTCAAGCACAGGTTTGCCTTTTTTAAATGCTTTGTAAGTATCAAAAGCCACTAAAGGTGCACCAACAGCAATACCTAAAGTTTTAAAACCTGCGGTTAAAAATTTTTTCTTTGCAATATCCCCTTTTATATTATCCGCAACTTTTAATAAACTTTCTACTCCAGGTATTTTTGCAGACAAAGTATTTCCTTTAATTAATTTTTTAGCATCAGCTATAGCTTTATCTAATTTCTTTTTCCCCGGATTCATATCTACTTCTTTTTGAGTTTTTATATAATCTTCATAAGGTTGTATTTCTGATGGTCTTTTACCTGCTTCAAGTTCTTTTAAACGTTTTTTTTTATAATTAAATATAATTTGATCTTCCATCTCTTTCATGCCGTCTTTAAATCCTATTCGTCCACCTTGAGCCATGCCTGGTGTATCATCATCATACAAATTGATAGTAGTTAATAAATCTTTCATTATTCTCCTAGCATCATTGCAATGCCGCCATCTGCTTTTTTAATTGAAGGTGCTTCTTTAGTTGCCTCTTTTATAATTTCTTTAATACTATCTGGTTCAATACCATCTTCAAAATCTTTCATCTTACCATCCATGTCCGGTCTGATAGTTGCTTCTCCATACTCGTCAGGTATAACACCATCCTCGGTTCTTTGACCTTTTCTATATTCCATTACTTCTTCTTCGTAATTAAATTCAGGATCGCCTTTTTGTTTTGTAATTCTTAAATCACCTGTTGATACATCTTCCATTAATTCATAATTTTTATAATTCATCGTATTCTGTCTTGGACCAATAGATATTCCTGGCTTACCAAACATTTTAATCTTAGTAACCAAATCAAAAAAATATGATGGCGCTTGTCCAACTACCTCTGCAGCTTTCTCTACTGCTGGTGCAGCAGTCTTTGCACCTTTAAAAAATTTACCAACGAAAGGTATAGTTGCAAGACCCCCCATAATTTTCATAAACTTTCTTCTACCTGGTACATCCGGACCATCTTTATAACCAATACGTCCGCCTTCTGCAAAACGTTTTTTAAACCCAATATTAAACTCAGGGTCACCTGTTTCCATATTATACATTAAAGTTCCACCAATACCATCACCATCTTTATTAAAACCAAATCCAATGTCTCTGCTTTTAAAACCACCTT